GTTCCCCATTCCTTTGTATCGGAATTGACAATGATACCGTGACCATAGCGCTTCTTGCCAATCTCAAGGCGTTCAATCAGTTGTCGCTCAACTGATTCCATATCTATGTATACAGGGCATTTAATCCTTAAGTTTACATCTTTTCTACTCTAGCCTTAGCCATAATACGATTTGGTGATTTGTTTTTTCTGGCATTTAACCAAGTCTTCTTGTGATTTGCCAATTGTTTCATAGTTGGACCTTTAGTAAGAATATAGTTTGTCGCAGCATTTCTATATTGTGTCACCAAGTTGTGTGGAACGTTAGTGACATTGAGTTGACTTCCAATAAACTTCTTTTCCAATTCTCGTTTTCTCTCCATTTTCCAATTACTAACTGCGTCTTTCTTAATAGCATTCACATTCTTCTTGAATGGGAGACCCAATTTATTTCCCTTGTTCAATTGATTAATTTTTGCTTTGACTGCTTTCACATCATTATCAAGGGATGGCATCACATTCTTGTAACGGTTCATCCACCGAGTACCATACAATTTAACAAGATCTCTACGAATTGAGTTTTCATTGAGACCTCTCTTCTTAATGACTTGTTGTACCTTTGCTACTTCTTTCTGCTTTGCCACTTCTTTACGAGTAGGTGGTGTCTTTGGTTTTGGTTTTGGGGCTGTCATAGCGTTACGTACCTTTTCAATCTTTTTACATAGAGTCGCCTTAGTCTCTTTGGAATCAAGTTTGATTTTAAGGATACCCGCAACTCTAAGAAGTTCTGTTTTGCTATAACCCGTACATGTCGCACGACCAACTTTGAATGTATTACCCGTACCAGATAGGGTTACATTCTTATTCTTGTTTGTATTTCTAAAAGTAGCAGTCTTTGTTTTGGACAAACCTTTAATTTTATTACAAATCTCCTCCTTCTTTGTAGAATCTGTAATGCCAACAACACCCAACTTCTTGGCAAGGTCTACGAGTTCTGGTTTGGGCATACGCATACACTGTTTACCATCAATCTTTAGGGCAGCGCGTTGGTTAGTACTCAACGTGGGAGCTCTAACACGTCTTTTGGGAGACTTTGTCTTTTTTGATGTACGACCTTTCACCAAACGGTTTGGCACAGAGGCGGTGGTTTCAATTTCACCTTTTTCATAGAGCATTCTTGCCATCTCAACACCGACATTATAAGCTCTTTGCATATCAGTTGGATTTTCCGATCCAGAAATTTGAATATTACCAGACTTTGATATGATGTACTTGTAACCATTATATGTCGCATACATAAATGGTGACAACTCGGAATCCCATTTTATTGAACTAAATCCATATTGACGCATACCACGTATAGCGAGATTGTCCATACTCTTGATGATACCATTCACTCTAAATTGTCCACTAAGATTGTTGTACTTGAATGGATTATACAAGAATGCTTCTCTATCGGTGTATTTGTCTACAATAAACTTGCGAATGAGGTCTGGTTGACCCGATACATTTGTACCAATAAAGCCACCTGAAAATCGAATTTTACCATTGCGATAAATGTTGACCGTCGCACCCTTAGATTCGATATCATTGGAAACTCTAATCTTGATTTGGACGGTGAAGAACTTCTTATTGATATCACCCTTTCTACCATACTCCTTTGTATGTGTGAATCCTGTCACGAAACGTCCATAGATCCCATTAATTTCAAGTGTGTCTATATAAAGACCCTCACCAATAGGTGTTCTTGAGAGTGGTGGTTTCATAAGAATATTTTTGATGTTTATTCGAGCTTCGGGTGTAAATTGTTCATTTACCAACGCGTTAAACATACCTGGGTTGAGCTTACTCACAGTAAATTGTGGTTTTGGTACCTCAATATCTGCGAGAATGTTATTAATGTCGTTACTGTTTGAAACATTTACAAACTGCGCAAATTCACCATAATTTTCATTACTAATAATGTTTTTTTCAAGTCTGGGTGGAAAGTTCATATCAGCTTCGATTTCCCTGACCAGAGCATTATTTGACGCAGTCGTAGAAACAGAACTTGGGCTGATTTCTACTCCCGACTGTTTGACAAATTCTCTGAGCTGTTGACTCATTATTACTATTTAGCAGTATTTTTTTTAGTACTCATCGGCAAACCCCAAACTTTCTTCCACCACATCAACACCGTATATGATTGGTTGTCTGGGGTATGTGCGACCCTTGTATGTCACCATCTCTTCCCTGACTTCAATGTCACGAGAACTAAATGGACCCGCGTAGAAGTCTTGATTGAACTTGGGTCGCCCCAAATTATTTGCTTGACAGTGCTGATTGAATACCTGGATGAATAGTTTTTGTGGCACAAATAGATCCTTTCCAAAGATAATATTGGTACTCTCCAAGAAATTGTGAAGGGTACTCGCAACCATCGCGACCTGCTTCTGAATCTTCTTAAAATACTCGGGTACAACATTCCAGATGTCTTTGTTTCTGTATTTATTTGAGTAATCCAAATAGGCTCGAATACACTTGAGAAGAATGATTGGAAGTTCGTTGTTTAGTTTTTCGTCGAGTTGTGGATCAGCATCTCGCACTTGTTTAGAGAAGTTCCAAGGAAGAATACGACGAAGAACGGAACCCGAATTGTCTTTCCAGTTGGGAACTTCATTCCCACCCAATACGCCTGGAACGTTCCATTCAATGGACACCGCGGTTTTGTTCTTGACGGCGACGGATACATCTTCCCCTGAGACCATAGATTGAAATTCGGCTTGTTCGAGAGCGAGATCACCCTTGACCTCTGGAGCAATAAACATGAAAGAGTCTTTGATGGCTGAGAGACCAAACTTCTTTTCAATGTTGTTTGAGAGGGTGCCCACATCCTCATTTTCATAAAACTTTTTGAAAACCTTCGTAATGAGTGTAGACTTCCCTGATCTAGCAATTCCCTTAAAAAATGGGATAACCTGCCACCCATCCAATTCCCCAATGTCATAACATAATCGACCACCCATTACATATGCCCAATTACATACTTCATCTTCAAATTTTTGATACTTGAGAACTGAGTCAAAATATGGTGTTGGGATATCTTGCCATCGTTCAATGTGGGAAAAATCGTCAAATTGTTGATCAAAGTATTTACAAGCAATAATAGTTGGATCGAGGCAGCGGAACTCTCGACTTTCATATGGGTAAAAACAGCAATCATAGACACCACGGTCTGGAATCCACTCTTTACCAACAAAGACACCATTCTTGAAACTCCACACATGACGCCTCTTTGTAATTTCTGGAAACTGGGCATCGTGGCATTTACTCATGTTATCAATGACATCTCTGAATACAGAACCACGACTTGTAAAGTGTTTCCAGTTCACAAAGTCATCATCTTTTTGAGCAAGAGAGTACACAAATTGTTCAATAGAAAACTTGGGTCGCCAGGCACGAGTTCTATGTCCCTCAATTGTCTTGATTTCTTCGCAGCACTGACCCTTGTATCGTCTGTATCCCGCTTTGTACGTTTGATCGAGAGAGTATAGAAGACACTTTTGAAATGGAGTCGAGCTTTCAACCTCTTCATCATCCATTGTTGAGGGATCACCAAGTGCCGAACATTGTGGAACCACTGTTGGATTTTCAATTCTCTCATAAGACATGTAGTGTCGGCGAATATTGTCATATCCGTCACTCACCTGTTTCAAAATGTTATTGATTCGGGTAATGATCGCAATTCCACTCTCATCAGCATCCTTCTTATGAATTTTCAAATCTCTGGCGTGATTTTTCAAGTTTGTGAGATATGTTCTGTGTCTGTCACGATTACCTTTTATTGCCAAAATATCGATTTGATTTGGAATCGGATTACCATAATCATCAAAATTTTCACTGTGAATAAATTGACGATACCCCAAATTTCTCGCAGCAGCAAAATCATTTGTTTTCAAATTCCAAATTCTCTCACATCTTTCGATCGTATTACGAACTTCATCTTCTTTCATTGATTGGATATCCTGTTTTTGAAGCTCCACGAGTGCTTCATACTTATCAGGTTCCTTATCGATGAAATGGGTTTGGTCCATTCCTATATTTATTGAATATCGAGTTTTGTTTCTAAGCTTATTTTGGGGGTTGCATCTTGGCAAGCATCTTTATGAGAATCTTATTTTGAGTTTCCAATTGGTAACAAAGGTTTACCAGGGCGGAGCATACAGTGTCGCCGTCTGGGGTCGCCAATAGGGAGCTCATAAGACTCGCAAGATCCATACCCTCGTCGTCCTCTTGGAAGTATTCTTCGTCCTCTTCCTCAGTGAACATCACATCTTCGTCTTCATCTTCGGAGACAATCTCACCTTCTTCAACATCATCAATTGGTTCTTCGTCTTCAGGGCGACCTGACATTTTAACTTAGACTGAGAATTTATCAAGACAAAAAATGTCGCACCAAGTGCGATTTCGGTCAGAATTATTTTCTCTGCTTATAGTACAAAAACTCTCACAATGGCCGGTGGTCTCATGCAACTCGTCGCCTATGGCGCCCAAGACGTCTACTTGACCGGTAACCCAAAGGTTACCTTCTTCCAAGCTGTGTACAAGCGACACACGAACTTCGCGATGGAAAACATCGAACAAACCGTCAACGGTACCGCGGCCAACTCAGGCCGTGTGTCCGTGACCGTTGCCCGTAACGGTGACTTGGTCGGTGACATGTACATCGAACTCAAGTCTTTGACTTCCAACACTGTCACCAGTGAAGCGCAAGATGACTGCAACTGGGTCGCCGAGCGTGCGATCAACAACGTTGAACTCTCCATCGGTGGTCAACGCATCGACAAGCACTACCAAAAGTGGTGGCGTTTGTACGATAACTTGTACCACGATGAAGCCAAGAAGGCTGCGTACGCCAAGATGACCACTGCGGTCGCTGGCGAAAAGGTGTACTTGCCACTCGTCTTCTTCTTCAACCGTAACCCAGGTTTGTACTTGCCATTGATCGCTCTTCAATACCACGAAGTCCGCATCGACATCGATTTGGCGTCCGACTTCGCGACCTACTGTAACACCGACACCTTCAAGGTGTGGGCTAACTACGTGTACTTGGACACCGAAGAGCGTCGTCGCTTCGCGCAAAAGGGTCACGAATACCTCATCGAGCAAGTGCAACACACTGGCTC